CGACGCATGGACCACTTCATTCGGCATGAAGCTCAGGCGCCAGCCCTTGACGAGAGCGGCAAAGGAAAAGCTGGTGCCGCCCAGTCCGGTCGGTAAGGTGATCTTGAAATTGCGCGTGACCTTGGACGACTGGTCCGTCAGCAGGCCGGTATGGGTGGTGTCCGTGGATTTGTAGTTCACGACAACCGGCAATTCCACGCCATCTGCCAAGCCATAGATGTACTCCTTGCTTGTGGATAGCATGTGGGTCGCTTCGACCAGATCGTTTTCGGCGCCGAAATCACCGATGCTCACCACTTCATAAACCGTGGTGAACACCTCGGGCGAGGCGCCATCGCCACGCTTCAGTAATGTTTGCGAGCCCAGTTGGGCCGTGGTTGCCATTGGTGATTACCTCCTGAATGGTTGAATTGACAATTAGGATGGCCGCACGGTCGGCAGGCCATCGATAAACTCTTTCTTCGTCGATAGCATGTGGGTGGCTTCGATCAGCGCGCTGAAATCGCTCTCGATCGTGAGCATGGTCTTCTTGTGATCCGGTACCGCGCTGGTAATCGTCCAGATCGCGTTGAAGAAGAGAATGCGGTAGGTATCCGGGCCGATGCCGCTCTTGTACCGGATAATAAACCGGCAGTTTTGCTCACTCTGCCGCTGGGCTTCTCCCCAGACCGTGAATCCCGTGGTCCATGTGATCGTGGTTTGACCCGCCGCATTGAGCGTCAGCGTGCGCTTCTCGAACACGAGACGATCGGAGAGCCGTCCGCCTTTCACAGCGGAAAGCCTTTGGGGATGATGGCTGGATCAATCGGACGGCAGTTGCCCATATCTTTGTGACTGGTATTCCCGGCATGGACGCGGGCCACCATCATCGAGGTTCCGTCAGCAGTAACAAACTGCTGTTCCCCTCCGGCAATCATCACCGCCCGATTGTCTTCACCGATCGTCAGGGCTTCATCGAAGGGATGATCCATCCACCAGGATTTCCGGTAGCAGAGTGAAGTGCCGAAGGCCGAGACGTTATCAAGAACGTAGCGGCCCCAGATTGCGGTCTGTTCCTCGTAGAACAAAATTGAGTTATAGCCGGTCATGGCTTTGTCGGATTCCTCGAGACGCTGTACCTGATCGGCGATCCGATTCGGCGCCGACCAGTCATCCGAGTCCCAGTGAATGACGATCTTCCCGGATGCCATCTCGCAGCACCAATTGCGCTTCTCCGGAATGGAGCATTGCGGGCCGACAGACATGTAATATTTGATAGACCGAATGGCCATGAAATATTTAAGTTCTGGCATCTGGTCGGCATCGGGATATGACAAGTCGTCGGCATCATCCAGAATGACCAGCTCCTTCGGCTCGTACGTTTGGGCCATGAATGAGCGCATGGCCTGCCGTGCCCATTTCTGCCTTCCCCGCGTCGGCATGATTGCGCTAACGAGTTTCATGCTAAGATGTGATTAATCCTTGTTGTTAAAGGAAATTTAGTAGGCGCGAAGATCGAGATCTTTGGCCAGTGGAGAGAAAACCGCTGGCCTTATTTTTTGTTTCAGTGCCCAACAGGTTACGGGCGTCATCTGCCAATCGGCCTCAGCGAGTAATCCGCCTCAATCCCGTGCTTCTCGAATAGCCGCTTCGAGTCCGGGTTCCACTGACCTTTTGTGACTCCACTGCAGATGTATTCCAGTGGCCACGGCTGCACATCTCGCTTGAAGGCCAGTACCACGCGATCCAATTGACGATCATTTCCGCGGACTTCGAATTCCTCGATCGTGTTGAACTGGGACGTAATGCCGTAGAGGAAGTCCGGCCGCCAGATGGTGGCCTGAGCGGAAATTCGATAGGGCGCCTTGGGCGCACACAGGGCGAAGTATGGATCACCATAATCGATATCCCCGCCCGGCACCGGATAGAGGCGCACGCTGCCCGCGTCCCGCTTCTGGAGTTCCTCAAGTCCATGCTGCACCAGTTCCGTCTTCACCGGAGCCGTCAGGAAGAAATCCTCCTGAAAGAGCAGGACCGGCTCTTTCCCGCAATTCGCCGCAAAGTTGGCGACAATCTGACACCATGGCCAGCGATAGGACAATGGAGCGCTATAAATCTGTACCTTATTGGGGTCCAGTTCATTCGTGAAGTAATCGGTCAGCAGACTGACCGGTCGCGGATGGCCCGGCCAGAACTTGTCCAACAGGGCGAAGAACGGCTTCCAGCAATCCCGGTACTTGTGGCAGGAGGCGACGGCTATACGCAGATGACGGGCTCCTCGTTGAGGTATCCAAACTCTTTGAACTTCTTCCGGACGGCGTACATCATGATTTTCGGCCAGTTGTCCCGGTTGAGATACTTCAGCCAGTATTCCCGCGCCAGCGCCCCTTTGGACTTCAGTTCGACATCCGTGGTCTTATCCAGAAATGCCTTGATGAGATATCCGGTAAACCGCACATCATCGACGTCAATCTTCAGACTGAACTCGTCGTAGGGGATCTCATCCGCGAACGGGAATACCTGATTGCGCCCGACCAGAACCGGAACCCGGCCCGCACTCATGGCCTCAAAGAATCGGTAAGGGAAATCACCGGGGATCGACTCCGGGCAAAGACAGACTCGGGATTGGCGCATACTGCGCCGGAATTCGGCACGTCGGCGGATACCTTCCTGATCGTAATAGATGGCCCCGGTGAAATTGCTATACAGCGCCAGATCACATGTCAGATTCGGCTGACTCCGACAGGCATCGGTTGCATCGAAGCGCGTGGCGCAGGAGAGCCAGCCGTGAAAGCTGACATCGTAGGTGAAGCCGCCCTCCGGCACATCAACACATTCCGCGTAATTCTCCACCGGCCACGGAAAGGAAATGCTGTTCGGGTCCTGCGCCTTCATCCAAGTCTTGAGGTTGCACCGGATGAAGATACAGGGTTTCTGGAACACCGTGCAGTTCTCCGACACATCAAAGAAGACATGACGCTGCTCGTTGCCATTCATGTAGGGAAAGCGGTCCATATCGCGGGCTTCATTGAACAGCAGTAGCGGACCCGGGCAGATGAACACTTCCGCCTCCTGCGGATCAGTCACGGGTATAACACCATCCAGCCGAAGCAGCCCATCGGGCCAGCCGGTCAGGCCGATCTCTTCAGGACGGTAGATGTAGGCGCGCAATGCGTGTCCTGACGTCCTGATAGGCTCGCAGATACGGCTCGTAAATCAGCACAATGTCTTCTTCCCGAAGCGGGTAGTTGGTCAGCCGGAAGTTCCCGTCTTCCAATTCGGTGAACTCGTGATAGTGATAAAAGACGACCCGCTGACCATCCACTCGGAGATATTCGTCCCAGTGGAGATGGTAGTTTGCCAGGTTCCACGGGGCGAGCCCGGCTCCAATGTTGTCGATGATGTGGACTTCGTTTCCATACTTGTCCGGCCATTCGTCCAGATAGAGTTGATCGCCGCAGCCATAAGTTGCGGAACAGCGCTTCCGGCATTGGGCGGCCCAGATTTTCAAACACTCCACTCCGGCTGGCGTGTTCCTGAACGTGACCCATGACACGTTGAACCTGCCGTTGACCTCGAGGTACTTTTTCTCCGGGATGAAGCGGTGCGGAATCACGGCAATACTCTTCCGGCCGATTTCCTTGAAGATCACTTCCGGATCAGAGAAGAACATCATGTCCGCGTCGAGATAGGTGATCTCCGGAACATCGTAGGCGGTCAGGATCTGTTCGGTCAGTTGCGAGGCCTGCGTCCAGCAGACTTCCTGCCATGTGCGGCCATCCGCGCACTTCACCACGGCCGGATCATTCGCGTAATCACAAATATTCACATTGGATACGTTCACTAAGGCGTGCAGGGCTGCGCTGCACGCCGTATCCATCGCCAGTATCCAGAGTGTGAATGGCTCCGAGGAATGCTCTCGGAGCGATTCATAAAGCACTAGCCCTCTCGGCAAATACTTGCTGTCGAAGAGGGTGCAATAATGGCGCATCAGGCCGGAATCGGGTTGTTCGGGTCCTGACCGAGCGCCTTGAGCCGATCCACGACAGCCTGGCCGTCCTTGAGAGCCGCCGCTTCTTCTTCGGCCGTCATCCCGCCGGCCGCCAGCTTCGTGAGCATGTC